ATCTCAAGCATAATTTCCCTTACGTTAATCTGATTGGATTCCGTATTATGTCTGGTTCTGAATTCAGTTATCTATATCGTGGAATCAATGATCTTCAGCGTTGGGGTGATCATCCAGAACTCACCAATGCTCTTAAGCACTGGCGTAAGTTCTATTCGTATGAATTCAACGCTATTGGTTACGATGCTTTGTATGCTCTGTCTTCATCTAAACTCAATCAGGAAGCTTCGTTTGAAGTTGCTGACAATGCCAGCACCGCCGCCATCGGCAAGGCATTCCGTGATATGATGAAGACCAAGCGAACCAGCAAGAAGATCCTTTCTTCGTTCGCCACACTGGTCAGTTGAGCAACTGTCCACTCCGCCTCGATCTGAGGCGGAACCTGCCTTATACTATGTTCATCCCAATCAACGGAGACTTTTGTTATGCCTCGCATGTCCAACATCAACCTTGACGAACTGACTGCTTTCATTGCTGAGAACTTCGGTAATGACTTTGGAAGCAATGCTATTATCGCTGCTTCTGATCACTTCAACTCTTCTTATCCCACTATCTCCAAGCGTCTTGCTCAATACAAAGTTGGGCATGGTCGTTGGTCGCTGACTGCAGATCAACTGGAAAAAACTTTCAATGCTCCTGCTGCAGAACCTGCTGTTGAGGTTGTGGAAAAAGTAAACCTTGTTCCTGAGAAAGATGCTAATTTCGTCAGCTTTGGTAACTTCAGTGATGTTAAGAAAATTATTTCTTCGGGGATCTTTTATCCTGTGTTCATCACTGGCATGTCTGGTAACGGTAAAACTTTTGGTGTTGAGCAAGCATGTGCTCAACTTGGACGTGAACTGATCCGTGTAAATATTACGATTGAAACTGATGAAGATGACCTTATCGGTGGCTTTAGGCTTGTTAATGGGAACACTGCATGGCATAATGGTCCCGTCATCGAAGCACTGGAGCGAGGAGCAGTTCTTCTTCTCGACGAAATCGATCTTGCTTCCAACAAGATCATGTGCCTCCAATCTATTCTGGAAGGCAAGGGAGTGTTTCTGAAAAAGACGGGTCGTTATGTGAAACCTGCTAAAGGATTCACTATCATTGCCACCGCTAACACTAAAGGCAAAGGTTCTGATGACGGTCGTTTCATTGGCACCAATGTTCTTAACGAAGCATTCCTTGAGCGATTTGCTCTTACCTTCGAGCAGGAATATCCCAGTCCTAAGATCGAGCAGAAGATTCTTGAAAAGCTTTCTGCCAAACTTGGTTGCCTTGATGAAGAGTTCTGTGAGAAACTTGCTTTCTGGGCAGATCAAATTCGTCGTACTTTCAAAGAGGGTGGAGTTGATGAAGTGATTTCTACTCGTCGTCTGACTCATATTATCCGTGCATATAGCATCTTTGGTAAGCGTATGAAGGCGATCCAAGTTTGTGTAAATCGTTTTGATGCCGAGACCAAAGAATCGTTCATGTCGTTCTACGACAAGATTGATGACAAGACGGAGGAAACTGATAATGAAGAAGCACCGTTCTGAGTTTCACGGATACGTAGGAAACCTCGCTGTTCTTAAGAACGGCGAGTCCGTTAAAATTCTTGGTGGACATCACCTTAAACTGTTCGTAAAAACACTTGACGGCACGATCAAAGAGTGCTATCATAGTGATCTATCTTATGTAATGGAGGAATGACCATGCAATGGAAATACGATGAAGACAAAATTCTCAAAGATGTTGAGGAATATGTAGTGAGCACATACCATAGTCATTACTGTGGTCATGAGCAATCCTCTCAAAGCATTCAAACGATTGACCTAATGGCAGCTAAAGAACTTGCTTCTGATTTCTGTCAAGCAAACATTCTCAAATATGGTAGTCGTTACGGTGACAAAGACGGTCACAGCAAACGTGATTTGATGAAAGTGATTCATTATGCAATGCTTTTGCTACACTTTGACGGTCACTATTCTCGCACTAATAACGGTCTACAGGAGTTTAAATGAGTAAAGTAACTATCTCTCAACAGACGATGGTGGTTCTCAAAAACTTTGCCACCATCAACGGTTCTATCTTGATCCGTGAAGGCAACCAACTTAAGACAATCAGCGTTGGTGAGAATGCAGTTGCTCAATACACCTGCACAGAAACATTTCCACAAACCTTTGGCATTTACGATCTAAACCAATTCCTTGCTGGTCTGACACTATTTGATAGTGCAGTTCTGGATTTTGAAAACAGTCAGTATGTAACCATTCGGGGTGGTGGTCGTAGTGCTAAGTATTACTTCTCAAGTCCTGAGATTACACTGAAAGCAGCACCTGAAAAGAATATTAATTTTCCTGGTGCTGATATGGAATTCACTATTCGTCAGGAAGACATTACAGCATTACAAAAAGCAAGTGCTGTATATGGCATTGCCGATCTCAAATTCCATTCTGTTGGAGGATCTGTTATCCTCAGTTTGGTTGATAAGGAAAACGAGACCAGCAATGTATTTTCGCTTGAACTTCCTGGAGACAATACTGGTGAGTATGAGTTCTTTATGAAGATGGAAAACATCAGGTTGCTTCCTGGTGATTACCAAGTTAAAATTTCAAAGCATCTGATTACAGAATGGAAACATTCTTCTATTGATCTTCTTTACTATATTGCTCTTGAACCTTGATGTGGACAAGAACGCTTTGGTCTTAATCTATTCCAGTTGGGATAATTGTCACTATCAATTCTATACCGTACAGTTTTTTCGGTGACATTTAATTTATCTTTTGCTTCTTTTATGCTTGAATAAATTATTCCATTTATTTCAACTGGATATGAATTTGCTTTACTGATTTTTTCTTTTGCGTTTTCTGGTAAATTTTTACCAAGCATACCATAAGTAGCATATTCTTCTATGGGTTTTTTGCTATGGTATTCTTTCATTGCTTTTACAAAGTTTGGAGAATAATGAGTTTTTCCCCCATCCCCACCATCCGTCATATTGTATGACGGATTCAATTTTTTAATCCAATATTTTTCTCTTTGGTTTAAGGTATCTTCACTCAATAAACATTCAACCTCTTCTATGGTAAAATGATTTTCCCCATACTTTCTGATGGCTCTATGTAGATGAGTTTTTGAACCATACGAAGAAGAATAAAAATGTTTTTGTAATCTTTCTTCTTTTGTTTTGGTGGTTTTACCAATATAAAAATCACCAGTTAAATTATTGACTATTTTGTATATCAACATAGTTGAAAACTACAGACCTACTACTATTTATAATATGCGAAACTTTGATAAAGATTTCTTGTGGACTGAACGCCACCGTCCTCATACTCTTGAGGATTGTATTCTTCCAGTGAATATTAAAAACTCGTTCAAAGGATTTATTGAACAGAAAGAGATCCCTAATCTTCTCCTTTGTGGTTCTGCTGGTGTGGGAAAGACCACAGTTGCCAAAGCGGTATGTGATGAGATCGGAGCGTCCTATATTGTCATTAACGGTTCGGACGAGGGACGCTTCCTGGACACGGTGAGGAACAAGGTCAGGCAGTTCGCTACGACCGTCTCATTGACCTCTAGGAGCGCCCACAAGGTCGTTATTATCGATGAGGCAGACAACACCTCATCTGATGTTCAATTGGCACTGCGGGCAGCTGTAGAGGAGTTTCACAGCAACTGTCGTTTTATCTTCACTTGCAACTTTCCTAATAAAATCATTGATCCTTTGCATTCACGTTGCACGGTGATTGATTTTAAAATCAAAGGTGAGGAAGCAGAAAAACTTCAAGCTAAATTTATCTTTCGTTTGAAATCTATTCTTGATGAACAACAGATTCAATACGAAGATAAAGTTCTTATTAAAGTTGTTAAGCGTTACTATCCTGATTGGCGTCGTCTTATCAATGAGTGCCAGCGTTTCTCTGCTGGTGGAACAATTTCTTCTGCTGTGCTTGTTGACGTGGCAGATATCACGATTGATGATCTCCTTAGATCTTTGAAGAACAAAGAGTTTACTAATGTCAAGAAGTGGGTTGCTGAAAACATTGATAATGATCCCAGCATTGTCATGCGTAGGATCTATGATGTTCTTTATGATAATCTCAAAGCAGTTTCTATTCCAGAAGCAGTTTTGATTATTGCGAAGTATCAGTATCAAATTGCTTTTGTTGCTGATCAGGAGATTAACCTCTTGGCATGTCTTACAGAAATTATGATGAGTTGTGAATTCAAATGAATAAATTAAAACAGCACCCAATTTATACAGATTACTATGGTTCTGAATCTGGTAATGTGTATAGTAAAAAATTTAAATCTGGTAGAATACGTGAATTAAAACCTATTCGTTTATCAACTGGTTATTATATTTTGGGATTATGTTTTAATAAGCAGAGAATTCAAATTCTTCAACACAAATTTATTGCAGATATTTTTGTTCCAAATCCTAATAATTACACAGAAATAAATCATATAGATTTTGATAAATCTAATAATTCTGCATCTAATTTAGAATGGTGTAGTAGAGAGTATAATATGCGTCATTATTTTGAAAAAAATTATGATCGTTATTCTAAAGTCAAATATTTAGTTGAAAATTTAAATACAAATGAAAAATTTGAAATTACGAATTTAACTAAATTTTGTAGAGAACATAAAATTGATAGAGCATCTGTTTACAATATACTTAAAGGAACTCGCATTCAAACTAAAGGCTTTAAATTTTATAGTATTAATTAATTATGATAAATTTTCAATCAGAAAGTAAAAAATCTGGTGATGAGTTTGAACTTTTTGTCGAAGAAGATTTAATTTCTAAAGGTGGACTGATTGTTGGTAAAAACTATCATGTCAAAGAAATTGGTATCGAGTTAGATTACATTGCAGATCTTCCAACACGAACTGAATATGTAGAAGCCAAGGGTGGTCGCTCTGGTGGCAAGAAAAGACCAGGAGCACAACGAACAGATAATGTAAAGAAAGCTGTTTGTAACGGTGCATTACTTAAAGCCCACGATCCAAATTCTTATTATGTTATTTACTTCTCTGCTCCTCCTAAGGAAGGAAGTTATTCTCATAACATGATTCTTACAGCTCTTGCTGCTAACTATGTTGATGAGGTTCGTTACTTATGACAAAAGTAAAAACAACACCTGAAAATGTAGCGGAAGCAAATTGGGGATTGTTTCGTGCTACAATGAATCTTCCTGCTGCCGCTTCTCATTGTGGCATGACACACAAGGAAATGAAAATGACCTTCCTTGAATTTTTGAAGTACCACCCACTTGATTATGAAGTTTGAATTAAAAGATTATCTTTACAGCATCAACCAATCCAAGAAAAATATCATGGATGATCCTGATGCTGTGAGAGGATATCCGCCATATATTATTAATAAGTGTTTGTCTTTTCATACTGATACTATCTTATATGCAAACGAGATGAATAAGTATCATCATCTCGATAAGAAGATGCAGTATGACTTTTATATAAATAGTTTGAAGCCAAGGAAGAGGTTCTCTCCCTGGATTAAAAAACAAACACTAGAGCATCTTGAATTGGTGAAAGAGTATTATGGTTATAACCACGCCAAATCTCTTGAAGCTTTGAGGATTCTCACTACAGAACAACTTGATCAAATTAAACAAGCGTTGAATAAAGGCGGTACAAAATGACAACTGACATTGAAATTAAATGGCAACAATCTGACATGGTAGAAGTTGCTCTGGGTCAACCTGATGATTTTCTTAAGGTTCGTGAGACCCTCACTCGTATTGGAGTTGCGTCTAGGAAAGAGCGTAAGCTTTACCAATCTTGTCACATTCTTCATAAACAAGGCAAGTATTACATCGTTCACTTTAAAGAGTTGTTTGCTCTTGATGGAAAGAAAACCAATCTTTCTTTGAATGATGTTCAACGCCGTAACCGTATTATTCAACTTCTTTCTGACTGGGGATTGATTGATGTAGTCATTCCAGAAAAGATTGAAGATGTAGCACCTCTCAATCAGATTAAAGTTCTTTCATTTAAAGATAAAGATGATTGGACTCTTGAGAGCAAGTATAACATCGGACGGAAGAAAACAGAAGAATGAGAATGCTCACCCTGATGGTGTTAACACCTGACAAGAAAGTCAAGTGGTTGACTATCCCTTGGGGTAAAGCACATCTTGATTGGTATCGAAAACGAGGATACGAGATACTGATGACCGTATAAAAAAGTGGGGTAAATAACACCCCACTTTTTTTATTATGTGTTATAATTATTAGTGGATGCCGTTAGGGTCCACTAACCTCTCGCTTATTCAAGGAGACACCCATGACTAAATACACTTGGGATATCTATTCCCCATTTTCAGTAGGTCTAGACGATGTATTCAATCGTCTAGAGGCAATGTCTGGACATAACACCAGTTATCCACCCTACAATTTAATCAAACACGATGGATCTAATTACGAAATCGAAGTTGCTCTGGCAGGATTTAAAACAGAAGAGATCGAGGTCTCTACTGAACAGAACATTCTCCGAGTTGCCTCCAGAGTTGAAAAACGAGATCCTGAACGAGTGTATGTGCATAAAGGATTATCGAAACGTTCCTTTAATCACTCGTGGCAACTCGCAGACGATGTGCGAGTATCCTCTGTAGAATATGTGGATGGATTATTGACGATCTCATTAGAGAAGATCATTCCAGAGGAAAAGAAACGAACGACTTATA